TTAACTGATTTTCTTTTTAAATTTTCCACTGCCTATCTCCAATTGATAAGTGATGAACTTTTTTTCGTAAGGTAAAGAAATTGTGAGTTTTTGTAAGCTAGAATTCTCTCCCTTATCATCAAATTTAACTGTAAAATCTTTAACTGCTACCTCCTTTGGAATTGTGATACTTCTATCTTCACAGATTAATTCTTGATTTTTAGCAACTAAACTTTCAGATTTTTGAAGCAGTGCAGCCTCTTCTTGACTCCTTTTATAGAAATTTTCAAATTGAAGAACAAACAATTCTCCCTTAAAAAGATGGACTGTTTGTATTATTTCTGAAGAAAAAAGAGTTGTGATAAAAGAAATAATCAACAAAACTAGAAGAGACTCTAGTAAAGTAAATGCTCTAGTCATTAAAATTTCGTTCTTCATTTTTGTTCTGATCATAGTAATTATCGTAAGCAGAAATTTGTTTTTGAGTAATCATCCCAGCGTTGAGCAATTCTGACAGACTCGGCTTCTCATCATCATGATCTAATTCATAAAGTTGAGCTTGACTTTCTACTACTTTTACAACTGCCGCTTCTCCAGTTTTTTGAACTTGTGATTTTTCTTTAATTAAATTTGGAACAAATAGTAATATCAAAATACTAATAATAGCTAGTACAATTAACATCTCAATTAAGGTAACTAAAAAACTCATTTTAAAGAGTTTCTACTATTATATAGTTCCTAAAGTTTACATTTTTAAAGAAAAAAAGGTGAAATGGTTACATAGGGTATGCATGTTAACTTTTTACCTTTTTTTGATAAATATGTTAAGTTTTCAAAATAAAAAATGCCAGCAAAATGCTGACACCATGTTTAAGAGTTTCATTATATCATATTTTATATTTTAAGAAACGATATGATAGTGATAATCATTTAATCCAATCTCTCAGTTCCTTCAGTCCTTTATAGGCTTTCTTCCACCCTTTATTATCTTCTAAAAATTGCTCTCCTTGTTCCGTTAAACGGCCCCACATATAAATTGTATTATCAGCATAAGTATTACCAATAATATATCCTTCTCTTTGAAGAAAGCCCCCTTGCTCAAATATTTCTTGCTCAGGAATTTCTTCACTCTGTAATTCAATAAAAGGGTCTTTCTTTTCATCTAATGTTTTTAAGATTACATAGCGCAGTTTCTTCTTGTCCATTTTTACCTCCATTTTTTGAAAACGTTATCTTCTTATATTGTACACTATTTTATATTTTTATCAAACAAAAAAAGCCCTGACCGAAGTCAGGGTTTATTTTACAATTTATTCGCATTTAATCGACGCTGTAATTCTCTGACAGAATCGGAAATTGGGCTAATAGTCCCATCTTGTGTTGTTCCAAGGTGTTTTTGCAAAGCTTTAATCGTAGCTTGTCCAAACAATCCATCTTGTCCAATTCCTAAGAATCTTTGCAAGGCTTTAACAACGTTTGAACCAGTCAGTGATGTATCAAACTGTGCCGCATAAATATTTTGATTAAAGGTTTGTTTATACTGGTGACTGATTACTCCGTCTTTCCCAGCTGTATCAAAGTATTCTTGAAGTCGTTTAGCTGTCGCATTTCCAAACTGTCCATCAACGTTCAATGTAACCATTTGAGGTTTGTTGTCAGTATTTCCTGAACCTGAACTGATAATTCGATAAAAGTGATGTGGCAAGCGAGTGCTCATGTATGCATCATTCGTATCAACCGCAATTCCGTTGTGAGTGTAAGAGCAGTGAATGAATGAACCGTTGCTTAGGAAAATACCAGTGTGCCCGTCTGAACCAGCCGAACCTCCTGGAGTGCCTGAGATAAAAATATCCCCACGTTGCACTTCTCCACGACTGATTTCTTTCAGTTTTGTTCCTGACATTCCAAACAATGTCTCAGTATTTCCCATTGAGCCAGCTGACAAAAAGCCACCAGCAATCATTGAAAAGAACACTGACGAGCTACAATCATAACTGTTTGGCCCCATTCGTGAAGTCATTGAATAGGTAACTCTACCTTTTCGAGCTTGCATCCAAGCAATCATATTTTCAATACTTGACATTATTTGCCTCCTTCTGTGAATTCGTGGTCAGCATTAGAAGCTTTAATCACTTGAACACTATCGCCATTTTTCAAACTTTTAGTAAGTTCAGTTCCTTTTTTAGCTGCATGAGTGAAGTCGTTGTTCTTCCACCATGCCCAAAGTGCAAAAACTGTTGTGATAACTGTGCTGACAGTATTATCATCAAGAGGTAATGGGTTCATATTTAACGCTGTTAAAATTTGATTTAAAATTGCCAACCAGAGTAAGATTGTACGTGTGAGTGTTCCTTTGTCGATTGTTTTCATGTTCTTTCTCCTTTTAAAGTATTTTAGTAATTATATATCCAATAACAGTTACGGCAAGAGTAAGCATAAAGCCCCAAGCCCACTTATTATTGGCTTCCATTTTTTCTATAAGTTTTGCATTTGATTGGGCTATTAAAAGCGCTCGTTCTGCTTTATCTCTAACTGTTTCATAGTTGTCCAACTTTGTCTCAATTCGAGCTAATCGTTCGAGCACTTCTCGCCATGCTTGCTCCTCCATAACCCCTGCTTTCTATTCTTTACTTGATCCACTACTTATTTCTTTGGATTTGTCCAAAATTTGATTGAAAAATTCTGTTAGTTCAATTCTTTGAGTTTCCTCACTGAAAAATTCATTTGCGTTAAAAACAGTTACTTCCAATTTGAAAGACCCATCTTCATTAACATTTCCTTTAATATTACCTGTTGGAATATCAGCTGTTCCAGTCTCTCCTACATACTGCAAGATGTTTGATTTTAGTATTTTCATTGTTTCTCCTTTATTCAACATAGTACGAAATATAAGCACCAAAATAAACAGAATCTCCACCCCAGCGATAACACCTCACTTCTCCCGTGGAATTAATTGAAATTTGAGCGGTTGCACCAGCTCCCTGAGCAGTAGCAGGCATGGAAATATCACTGGGTGGTCTAGCGTTTGTTGGAAGTATTCCCAAAAGTGTTCCACCGCTCGTGACGACAGGGAACCCATCACCGTTACCACCGTGGATATTCATCGTAACTCGATTGTTTTCACGTTTCCACTCAGCTCTACGTCCACCGATATTTCCGATTTTAGTCCAGTTTACATCGGAGGACAACTTGACGCCAGCTGGTGAGATACTCGCAGAAATCCCTGTGCTGTCTGTTAAGGACATGCCTTGAAAATTCGTACCGACTGATATTGTTCGTCCTGTAGAATTCTCGGTGTAAACCATGATAAGCCCCTGGGTGCTATCCAAACCAATAGAATTTGTTGTATTAACAGAGGAATCTGTTCGGGTAATTATTAAATGGTCATTTTCAATATTCGTGTTCCCAGCAACGGTTCCATTTTTCCAACTCGTTTCAATAACTCCGTCTGTGAACTTCCCGTTTTTCACTTCTAAATCTGTACCATTGATTTTTTCTGCAGTAATAGAATTTGCATCAATGTTATTTGCACTTAGAAAGTTAATCATCCAGTTTTTGCCATTGAAGTAATACTCCGTATTAGGCTTGATAACTGTTCCATCACTTGCGGTAAGGCCTACAGTTCCTGAATATTTCCAAGTTAAACCTTTGAATCGAGTGGTCGGTTCGGTATCGGAAACAACTTTACCGGGGTCACCATCCTTGCCGTTCGTTCCATCTTTTCCATCCTGACCATCTGCTCCATCATTCCCTCGTATCAGACTCCAAGTGTAGTCGGATGGATTAGTGCTGTCAGCTTGCGTAAAGTCTGTGTACTGTCCTATATAGCTTGGCCAGTCAGCAGTTGTGACTTCGCTAGATGAGGGCATCCAAGGAGAATAATCGACAATATACATCATCACATTAGATATTTCTACTGTAACTGTTGTTGGAATATTATCTTGTCTTATAGTCATGAAAGTTGAAATGTCTGTTGTTACTGGTAGGTTATAAAATGTATTTTTAACATGCCCAGAGGTATTTGTTGGAGAAATAGTTATACTTGTCCCTTTATAATAAGTTTGGGTTTGATAAACGAAAGCTCCTGACAAATTTGTCCCCGTAGCTTTCCAGTCAAACTCAAAAATTAAATCTTGGTATTTGCTTAATTTTAAATCACTTATTTTAAGACCTTTGTCAAGAGTATATCTCTGTGTTCCACCAGCGTTTGCTGTTCCAGTTCCTTTGAAAATATCATGAACTTTAGTTCCATTTAAAAGGTTAGGTTTTGGATAAACAGTCGTGAATCCGTCCGTGCCGTCTGCGCTGTTGGCGTAGGCTATGTGAGTTATTGTTCCATCATTAACGTTACTTAAGGTAAGACTACTCTTTGTTACTATCGTCATCGGTCACCTCCGCCCAAATTTCAATAATTGGAGTGGAGATACCATAAGTCCGCCAGATTTGTTCAATCACATCACTTGCGCTTGTTGCTTCAAAGCTAACTTGTGTGATTTCTCCCCCAAGTTCAATATTGGCATAAAATGTACTTTTCATTATTGATTTACCTCACATGTATATTGGGCTTTGACATTAATATCAGTTGCTGCAACACTAATTGTTTTACCAGTTTTATATTGATTGCCTGTACCGCCAAAATTAGCATTTAATACACCATTTTGGTCACGTTGAGACCATTTATAAGTATAGGTTTTTCCAGCTGTATCAATTTCAGCACCAGATTGAAATACTCGGCAAGTAAGTGTTGTTGTACCAGAACCGTTTTTAAAAATGCTACCTGCTGTACTATCAATCGTACAAGTTAATGGGTCTGTGTAATCAAGAAGAGTACATATACCACTAACTGCAGTTCCTGCTGTACCACCGACTTGGTCAATAATAACTGCTTTAAATGTTTGGGAGTTTGTAATAGCTGATGGTAGAACTGTTAGTATCCCTTGAGAAGTTGTATTTGTTCCAGCTGCTACATTGGGAGTTTGACCAGTTGTAGATGAAGTACATAAATGCCAACCTAATCCAAGGTTTGAGTTATAACCAGTTGAACCAGTTGTAGTTACAGTACTATCTGCATAACCGAAGAATATTTGCTTGTTACCTGCAGAAAGTTGCCCTCCTTTGTATAAATCGGCGTTAACTGTTAAGCTTGCAGGCATAGAATTGTAGAACGCTCCACCATTTCCAGCATAAACATTCGCAAGAACAGCTGATTTAGCAAGTTGTACAACAGTTAAATCTAAAACAGCAGAGAATGGAACATTTAAACCTGTATTAGGGTCAACCCATAATCCAGAAGCAGTGAATCGTGATGCTGAGTTAGCAATTGGAACATTGACTTTTGTTGTCAATACACTATTTGCACTTCCGCTCATATATTGAGTATCAGTATTAGTAGTTGAAGTGATAGTTGTTGTTGTCGTTCCATCTGCTCGTGTCCAAGTAATAGTTCCTGAAATCCCACTAACAACAGAGGTTGTACTTCCTGCTTTAGTAAGATTGAGAGTTAACACTTGTGGAGTAGTTGCATAACTTGGTGACCATGTTTGAGCTGTTGCATCATAAGTTTGAGTAGTCACCCCACTCGCTGTGATGAAAGCATTGAGTTGCATCCCATCTGATAAATCTGTGATTGTGATTTGCCCACTTGAGACAATTGACATATTTTATTCCTCCTATTAATTAAGTGGTTCTGCAGTGCAATCAAATGTAGCTCTCTGCCAAACATCACTATTTGTGATTGTAATTGATTTCTGACTTGTTTGATGAGCAAGATTCCAAGCGGTATCTACTGTTCCATCAGAGTTAGTTTTAGACCATATATAAGCAAATTTTGTTCCATCACTATCAATTTCTTTATTATTTTGATAAAGTATCGCAGTGAAAGTTGTATTAATGATATTATTTTTAAATTGATAGCCATTAGATGAATCAATAACTAGATTAATCGGGCTAGTTCCATCATCCACATTAGTGATAGTCACCGACTGATTTGCGACTACTTTACCGCCAACCGTTGCTTTAAATGTGTAAACTGCCTTATCAGTTACACCACTAGCATCAACTGTGATTGTCTGAGCATTCGCAACAACTGTTCCATCTTTCGACCATTCATAGCTATCTGCGACTGTCTCAGTTGTATCTGAGCCAAAATAGATATGTGCGCCTAATGTAGTCGTTCCAGTACCGTTTTTAAATTGAACTCCATTAGTAGTAGTCAGTTCTGCTCGATAAGGAGTATTAGCATTGATAATTTCTTGCATTCTAGCAGTTAGATCATCAGACACTTCACTTTTAAGCTTGATATAATTCGAAAATGTAATTTTGTTACTTGTAGGGTTAGTGAAACTTATTTCTAATTCACTCACACGAGCCGACAAAAACAAGCCAACATTTCCATCTGAATCAATGAAATTCTTATCTTGAATTCTTACTGTATCTCCGATATGCAAAGGCATACCATCTCCAGTACTTGAAACAGTCAAGTTACTTGTGGCTGTCACTTCATAAGTAATTAAGGGGTAAGCATATTGCTTCAGTTGACTTAATGCATAGCCCCACATTGCATTAACTGTAGTGTATTCAGTTGTTATATTTTTATTAGTATAAATGTCACTGCTTGGAGATTGAAGCTGTGAGGGGAACATTTGAGCGGATAGTGGAGCTTTAGCATAACTTTCCCCAGCACGTTTATAGAACTCCTCTTGCCCTTCTGAATTCGTAACTGACCAGGAAGAGTTTTTCCAACTTAACCCATCTTTCCCAGTGACATAAATGGAATTAAAAACTTGAGACTTTTCAACTTTTCGATTAACCCCCGTTACATTTTCGCCAAAGGATAAAAGCACATCATTCCTATTTTGACCAACTCCTTGAATATCGCCACCATCATTTTTCTTGTAAATATTGAGTGTGATATTATCAAGCGTTCCATCTCTTTTTAATTTTGTGACAAACTCAAACTCGGCATCAAAGTT